CCCAAACCCAATAATTGCTTCTGCGATTGGTCCTCCGGGAGAGGCGCGGATCTCTTTAAGTATTTCTGACTCCGCTTTGACCTCACGCGCTCCCCGGCCTTGGAGGGCTCGGGCTTTCCCGATCCACTTAAGTCCAAGGCCTTCTTTTTGCTCCCAGCGATGCTCACCTTCAACTGCTTGGTATAGCTGTTTAACTGAGTCAATCGCTGTGCGAGCTGTCGATTCAAGTCCTTGGTGTAAGGGATGGATCTCTCCAAACTCACATCCAAGGAATAAACCTCCTCGAGCTGTCGCAACTTTTCCTCGATCGCCTTGGTCAGTTTCTCGCTGACCTTCGGCGTATTCGACGCTGCCTTCTCGCTCGGATTGTCCACCACCCCGGCTCCCTCCGGGGATTTCCCGAAAAGAGGGCTAGGATTGGGGCCCGGATTCTCAAGAACCCGCACCTTAGGATGAGCAACAAATTCAAAACATTGCTGCTCAAACTCAGGAGCAAGCTCCAAACTTCTAGCCTCTGAAGGTCCAATAACCTTACGGAGGAACCCACGCATTGTGAACTCCTGTTTCCGCAGCCTATCAACAACCTTCAACTCGGGCCCGTAATAACGAGCCTCGGCGGCGTCAAGTTCATACAAATCCTCCAAATCAATGTCATCATAGGACTCATCGTCCTGACCAGGGATATACATATCCTCCAACCAATAACCATTTGGGTCAAGAACAGGGTTCAATCGCAAAAGTCGACGAACCTCATCATAATCCAAATAATTATCACGATAATCATCATACAATTCGTCCACCTTGCCCAAACCATTCACGAGCTTTCTGCGTTGCCGCATAAAGCCGAGAGTAGTAGCAAGGTTATGGACGGGCTCATCCTTCAAGTTTGTATCCCCACCGATATGTATTCCTACAACTCCGTGGTTACGCACAACCAAAGGTGCGCCCGAAGAACCATTCGTCGTCGTGCACCAATGGGTATAATGCATTTGCTTCTTCCCATTTAGCTCATAACGACGAGCTTTCTCCTGGCTCTCCCAAAATAAATCCTCATCCTCATTATACCCGTAGCACACAGCCACAAAGTTCTCGAGTCCTGAGACTAATTTGAGAGCACGGAGACCCGTCACAGATCGCAATACTGGAGTCACCTCCAACATCACAAAATCCAACGGCTTCTTCGCATAAGCCACCACTTTCAAACCCCCGATTGGATATTGGCCGGCCGGCCCTTGCAGGCCAACCGGACGAGCACCAATGTGCTCGCGCTGGTGGGCTGTGAAAGTCAAAACAGTCTTTCCCTCGCCCAAATCCAAAAGGAAGGCCAAGCCACCATGCATGTACTTGGACTTCATAGTCGTCTCGTCAACGACCTCTACAACCAACCTACCAACTCCCTTCGGGTACTTACCCTTAGGAAAATAGATACGTTCGCTACTTTTAAAGGCCATCTCATCATATGAATTTC